ACCTTTCATTATATATTAGGTATGGCCGTAGCCATACCCAACATACCTATGCTAATCCTAGTTCTCCCAAGTCATCTATAACTTGGTTATCTTTTTCTGCAGTTCTTTGATTACGTACTGCTGATTGAACTGCTTCAACAAGTATCTTGTAATCTTCTGGATGTAGGAAAACTTCCATAGTATCCAATGCAGTTTTAATTTGTTCAATATTCATATCGTTCCTTTCTTAGAATAACTTTGCTGTATTATTCTGTTTATTTATATAAGTTGCTGATAGTTTATGAAAATGCCAGACATTTTCGTTTATGTTATTTATCTTGGTACCGCAACTTCTATGTAGATACAATGGTATAGATATCCCTTTAGTTCTTAAGTATTCAGGATGTCTATCATTTATATCTACATCTAATTTACAGTATCCACATTCTACAATATTCATTACGCCACCTATGTATCTTTCAGGACATTTAAATCCCGAAGGACTGTCGCTATGCGACAGCTCCTTCTTTGGATTTTTGTTCTTGATAACCTTTCCATACGCAGTCTCTATGTAACGGCATAACATAAGGGTCAGGTTGACCTTTGTCATTTTTGCGATAAGATTTCTCCTTGGCATTCCAAGTTAAGTCGTGCACTCTCGCACCTTTCTTATCTAACGGTTTCTCGCATAGTAAGCAATTCAATTTGTTCTCCTTCGTCTTATCTCTGTCTTCTTTCGACAGAGAACTCATAAAGAGTTCTGTCGGAAGGGGACTAGAGATACAGAAGGATAGAACAATGGATTGCAACTATGCAACCGTTGATAAGGTGTGCGGTGCCGACTAACTTGAATGCAGAAATCAATCGCTAATGCAAAGGCAACTAACCCGTTGATGCCGACATAGGACTGTATGGTAGGTTATCCGGATTGACATTAAGTTATTTCTTTATTGTTCAGATTAAATAAGAGTATCTCGGTACAAGAAATAACTACAGTATCTCTGATACTGTTCAGACTGTAGTAAATGACATCAGATTTCAGTATACAGAATAAAATTCTGTAGACGGATACTGAAATCTTATGACATATACAGTCTGACTACCTAATGTCAATCTAAGGTTCATTATATATATACGTATGTACAAAAATATATGTTGGTAACTTCTGTAGTCAGTAGGGAGAAACACAGTAAGTAAAAGGCTTTTGAGCGTGAGCGGGCATGTAATGTGGTAAGCCCGATTAAACCTTTTTTATTGTCCTTGAGTACTGCTTTTGTCTTTCTAGTGTACACTCTCACGTGTCAGCAGCTTTCAGTGTCCCGGTCACTACTTTACTTGTAACAAAATACTTGTGTTTAATGTTTGTATTTAAGTTGACTATAGCATATAATTCTCACTATACAAACATCTACAGAAAGTTAGTTAAATGTCCACAAATCTTATATGCATAGCAGAGGGTTGTAGAAAGAAATTAAGAGGTAGACAACGTAAATTCTGCTCAGGAACATGCCAGAAGCGTCAGTTTGCCCGTGACAAAAGACATAACGATAAAGTGGACCAGAAACCCATCAATAAAGAATACAATTCTGATACAGGCGATTACGCCTCTGTACGTAGGGGGACGTATTACCGAGCTTTCGTAAGCGAAGGTATAGCCGAAACAGTTGCGACTGGAGATATGACAGTAGCAGAGGCAGCTTCCCTCCTTGGTTGCACTTCAGCTACTGTCAGTCGCATGCTTGCTGCCTTTAAAGTAGACAGTAAGAACGAAGTATTGGCAGAAGATTGGGAGTTATCAGAAGATGCTAAGTCCTCATTAGAAAATTTTTCTACCTTCCGACACAAATACTTCAGAACAGAACTAGGAAAACATTATGACACCGCGGATTTTCACACTAACTGGATTAATAACATTATAGATAGCATAGAAAACGGTAAAGAGTTACTAATACTGTCACCCCCCAGACATGGAAAGACAGAACTACTAATACACTTTGCTGTATATCAAATATGTAAAAACCCTAACACAAGAATTATGTGGGTAGGTGGTAACGAAGACATTGCAAAAAACGCATTATCTGCTGTACTTGATGTATTAGATACCAATGAAGAGTTAAGAGAAGACTTTTGTGCTCCTGGTACATCTTTTAAACCTGATAACCGTTCAGGAAAGAACTGGTCACAGAATCAATTTACTGTAGGTACAAGAACAGTAGCAGGTATTAAATCACCTACTATGGTTGCTGTAGGTAAGGGTGGAAAGATTCTATCTCGTGACTGTGATATTATTATTGCTGATGACATTGAGGACCATCAAACTACAATGCAACCTGGTGCAAGAGAATCTACAAGACAATGGTGGACAACTACATTATCAAGTCGTAAAGAGGAACATACTGCTGTAGTTGTAATTGGTTCAAGACAGCACCCTGATGATTTATATAATCACTTACTTGAATCAGATAACTTTACAAGCATAGTTGAAACTGCACATGCTCTTGATTGTAATTTACCAGAACATGTTGTAGAAGAACATATTGATTGTATGCTATGGCCAAGTAAAAGAAGTTTTAAATGGTTACAATCTAGGTTGCACTCTGCTGAATCTACAGGTGGTAGACAAACATTCGAAATGGTTTATTACAATCAAGCATATGTAGAAGGTACACAAATCTTTACTATGAATATGATTGACCAATGTTTTAGACCAGATTTAGTTTTAGGTCAAGTATATAAAAACTTACATCTTGTAGCTGGGTTAGACCCTGCATCAAGTGGTTACCAAGCAAGCGTATTGTGGGGTATAGATTCATACAGAGGTGAGTTGTATTTAGTTGACCTAGAAAATAAAAGAGGTGGAGGAATAAGAGCAGCATTAGACCAAATGGCTATATGGCTACATGAATATGATTGTAGACATTGGATAGTAGAAGAAAACGGATTTCAATCTGCTATTAGACAAGATGCGGGTATAAAAGAATTTACATTACGTAGTGGTGTACAAGTACAAGGACACTTAACAGGTAAAAATAAACATGACCCTTTGTATGGTGTTGGAGCAATGGCGGATTTGTTTGAAAACAGACGAATACATTTGCCTACTGGTGATGGAGAATCTAATGCTAAAGTGCAGAAATATAGACAACAACTGTTATACTTTGATGGAAAACCTGTTTCTACTAGAAACAAAGAGAAAACTGATATAGTTATGGCTAGTTGGTTTCCAATGAAAGTTTTTAGGCGTATGCAAAAAGAGCATGCAGCTGACATGGGATTGGATTACAATCCTAGTTATGGAGATTACAAAATTACAGATATGAATGAGGCACCATGGGGATAGAAAATTTAGATACTAAAACTTATCAAGAAATAGTTAAAAATGCTTCTGAACTTACATCAGGTAAATTAGTTCAAGAACGACAAGTACAAAAAGCTAGAATCAAAGCTATTCTTAATGGTGGTGCAGATGGTATTAAAGCTTTACTAGGTAATACAATGGAAACTAGTGATGCTGATTTATTACCAGCTCCTAACATGTTGCAGTCTGGTATTGACCGACTTGCACAAAAAGTATCTGGAGTACCTCAAGTTAGAGTAGATGTACCTAACGAAAATGATTCTACTAGAAGTAAAGTACGTGCAGAAAAACTAGAACGTATTGTTACTAGTTACGATGAAAAACAAAACTTATTATCTCAGTTACAACAAGCTGCTAGATGGTTACCTGGTTACGGGTACTGTGCTTGGGTAATAACAAACAAAAGAGATAAAAATGGTTTTATTTATCCTAGTGCTGAACTAAGAGACCCTTATGATACATTCCCAGGTAACTTTGGTCCTGACCAACAACCTAGAGAAATGGCAGTATTAAGACGTGTACCTAGATATAAACTAGCTCAAATTTATCCTGAGTTTGCTAAAGAGATTTTAAAAAAAGATGACGATGAAGGTGATGTACAAACTGATACTGCATCACCATTTATGTCTTATGAAAACAACAGAGAACAAGGTTGGGAAGATAACACATACTCAGGTGTAAGAGTAATTGAATATTATGACCAAGGTGGTACTTATATAGTATTCCCAGAACGAAATATGATTTTAGATTTTATACCAAACGTATTATCGTCTCCGCCTTTTGTTTTTATGAAGCGTGTGTCTTTTGACCAATTAAAAGGTCAATACGACCATGTCATAGGTTTAATGGCAATGATGGCAAAAATAAACATTATGTCATCTATTGCAATGGAAGACTCTGTATTTACAGAAACTAACATATCAGGAGAGATAGAATCCGGACAATATAGAAAAGGCAGATTTGCGGTAAACTATCTTGCTCCTGGTACACAAGTTTCTAAACCAATGAACAATATGCCATATCAATTGTTCCAACAAATAGATAGATTGGAAAGACAATTACGTATGGTAGGTGGTTATCCAGTTACTGATGACTCACAGTCACCTAACTCTTTTGTTACTGGTGCTGGGTTATCAGAATTAAATAGCACAATGTCATTAATGATATCTGAATATAGAGATATTATTAAACAAGGTCTATCACAAATGGATTCTAAAAGATTAGAACTAGATGTAGTTATGTCTTACACAATAAATGAAACTAAAAAACCTATGGTAGGTTACCTTAATGGTGCAGCATTTAGTGAAAATTATAATGTGTTAGCAGATATTGGTGGAGACTTTAGAACCAGACGTATCTATGGTGTTATGGCTGGATTTGATGAACCACAAAAAATTGTAACTGGTTTGCAATTATTACAAGCAGGTGTTATAGACGTAGAAACATTACAAGATAACATTGATGGTTTAGAGAATATAGCAAAAGTACAAGAGCGTATACGTAAAAACAAAGCTGAAGGTGTTTTATTTGATTCTATATTAGCTAGGTCAGCACAAGGTGACCCTGCAGCTACAATGGCTGCTATAGCTATTTATGAGTATCCAGGAGCTGTAACAGATATTATGAAACAATTCTATACTCCACAAGAACCACAGATGTCACCTGAACAACAAATGATGATACAACAACAAATGGCTCAACAGCAAATGGGTGGACAACCTAGTGTAGCCGGTGCATTTATTGACGATGCTTTTTGGGATTTAGTTTATAACGAGTTTGGTGTAGTAGATGAAATAGATACATTTAATACTCCAATACATAGTGTTATATATCCTGCACCTGGTATTATTATATTATTAACTGAGGATTTCTATGGTTAGAAAAAATAACAAAGGTGGACAAAGAACACCTGCAAAACCCAAAGCAACATCATTACCACAAAGTGGTGATAGAACAGATGGTGGTGCTGGAAGCAAAAAACAACCGTTAAGAGACATGCCTGGCTTACCTTATGGTCAACAACAAGATTTATTAAACCAGCAAAAAGTAGCTCCTTTACCTGCACAACAAGGTATAGGTGTACAAAATCAACAAACTCCTCCTACAAGACCAAATGTATTTGCTCCATCGGAAAGACCTAGCGAAGTACCTACAGCAGGTGCTCCATTAGGAGCTGGTCCTTCTCCACAAATTAATACACAAAGTATTGATATTACTTTAGCTGCTATGTATGAAGTAAGTAAGTCACCCGTAATATTGGATTTATTAAATAGAAGACAAGGTTAAAGTGATTAATCCTTTTTGGCTTGATAACAGAGAATACTTAACAACTAAAAAAAGTGAAACTGTTCAATTTAATGCACAAGTAGATGCGTTTAAAGCAAATCCTGAAGCTATTAAATCATTTGAATCACTTGTAACAACTCATCCCTATTTACCTATAGATGTAACTTATTCTGCATGGGGTGCAAACATTCCAGCAGGAAGTAGAGATTTATTTGATATAGAAGATGAAATACAAAAAGAACGTATAAAACTTGAATTAGATACACATAAAGAAATTTACGATAGATATTTACCTGAAGACATAGAAAGAAATATGAAAATGAATTTAGGAGATTTCTTTTCTTTTGGATTAATGCCAGGAGGTGCAGCACCAGGAGATATACAATATGGTGTTTGGAGCGTATTAGGTCTTGAATGGTTAATGCAATCATTTGGACCATCAGGAAAAATAAATGTTCCTGGAATAGTTGCAAACAAGTTATTACCTGGAAAACCTTTTACTAGAGGTAGAGCTGTTGAATATTACTCTGCAGTTAAACAAGCACAAGATTATATGGAACAAGGAATGTCTCTTCAAGAAGCACAAGATAGATTAATGATACATATTAAAGATAGTGATGTTTTAAATAGAGGTGAAGGAAGTGTATTTAAAGAAGCCTATGATGTATCAGGACAAACTAACTTAGGTGCTTTGTGGAATGCAGTATGGAATAATGGAGTGTTACCCACTAAAGGTGATAAACCAATTAACTTTGATAGAAATACTATTATAGGTTTTGAACCTGTTGTACCTCAAGAAACTGAATTATATAAATATTACACAAATGCTGGTTATTCAAATCAAGCAGCATATGACAAAACAATTACTGCAATTGGAAAACCTTTATCACGTAGAAATGAAGGTGGAGATTTATTTTATACTTCATTAGAAAGACCAAACAAAGTTAATTTTTATGCAGGTAGATATACATCTAATAGAA